ATCAGTTGAACCACCCGAAGATAAATTACGAATATCAAGAATTGTTGGTTTAATTCTATGGGCGGCGGCAATTCCTAAAGTCGAATCCATAACCGATGTTGAAGGCCAATTATCTCTCAATAATTGAGTAAAATATGTTACTTCATCCATTATAATTTCTCCTGTAAATAAGTTTCAGGATTCTCCCCAATTTGAGTCAAAGCCTCTTTTACTTTCTGTGTATAATCTTCTTTACTTTTATCCTGTCTAAATTCGGGGGGAATCCTTCCTATTACTGCTGTTGGGTCTTCTAAAAAATGATTGATTCCTTCAAGTATTCCTTCTTTACCTATCCTAGACATAACCGTTGGTTTATTACTTGGATTGCTCCAAGTTGCAGGAGCATATAATATAAAATCATTTTTAGTCAATCTTCTACCAATTCTCTTTTCAATATCATCAATACTAGGATTACCGTCTTTCCAATCTAAACCGGCTTCATCACGCCAAACTGAATGTTTTAACATATAAGATTCCACATCTCGACTTCTAGGATAAGTGTCTTTTTTTAGAACAATTTCCCAACTCATTATAATCCCTTCACTGCATCATTAATTTTTTTATTGACTTCATTTTCAACTGCTTCCGAAACATATTTTTCTATTTCTATATCCGAATAAGTATAAGCACCTAATCCACTTTCAATAAATAATTTATTACGTTCTTTATACATAATTTCAGTCCTTTTAATTATAGTAATAATTCTATTCAATTAAAACAATCCCTTCTTTTTTACCTGCCAACATCTCTAATGCTTCGGTTCTAAGCAAATCATATTTTTCCTTTACTGATATTTGATTGCCCGATTCTGTAATTAATACCGTAGCATCATCGGAGCGCAATATTTCACAAGCAACTAATTTAGTAGCAATGTCTGTAATCATTGCTGGAACTCTACTACTACCAGCAAAATAAGTCACCTTAACAGAATTTAATTGAATATATGGAAATTTATTACGGAAAAATATTCTCCCCTCTCTATCAATTTTCCACCACTCATTCATTCTTCCTGCATCTTCTTTATCAGTAAAAAAAGACACTTCAAGACCATGTGCGGAAGTAGTTGAAGAACTACCATTTAGATAAATAGAACAACTTGCCCCATCATCACTAGGCAATAATGATGATATTAGAACTTTATTGGAATTTTCGGAATCAAGCGAAGCATAAAAGAAATTCGAGACCGTTTTTGCCCCAGTGCTATCTGTTTGTGCTTTTGTAGCGATTGCCCCCGTTAAACTAGCAGTGCTTGAAGGAAATCTTTCATTGATTAGTGAAACAAGTTCTTCTGCGGCTGTTTTATTACCATATGTAGTATCGAATCTTGAAGTTGTAGTTCCTGCTAATAGATTAAATATTAAACCACTATTAGGCAATCTAAGATTAATTTGAGATGTTCCACTAATCATAGATGTATAATCATTAAAAGTTACTGATGCTTCGGCAGACGCTAAATTAGTCCAATTATTCCCCTGCCATATTTCTAATTTAATAATTTTAGAAATGTGGTGTCTATCTAATTGAACAAATCCAATATAATCTCTCCAAGCACTAGCAGGATAATGCCCAACACCAAAAGTAAAATTATGATGTTCCTTTTCATAAAGTAATCTTCGCCAAGAAGTTCCAGTTTTTTCATCAATAAAATCTTCTACCCTTTTTATAAATTCTCCAATTTCGGAATGCATTGGGGTAGTATTAGCATCGAAATCTGGAATCTGTAATAATTCTGCCACTTTAGAAGAAGTAGTATAATACCCATTTCCCGTTGCATAATTAGGATTAATTGTTGTATAATCTGAAGGGGAAAAGAATTTAGTCATAATTAATTCCCCGCAGATGGAATATCTTCTATTGCATCTTCTAAAGTTCCTACTCTATTTTTAAGATGTTTAACATAAGCATCTCTCGCTCTATTATATGGAGAAGTTTCTTTTTTCCTCTGTCTAAAAACATATGAACCCATTTCTTTTAAATTTATATTTACTTTAACTTCTATATAATTTCCTAATTCTTCATCATCATGAATTGGAATTTTGTTTCCTTCATCATCTAATTTAGGTTCTTCAAAATTAGGATTTGGTTCTGTTTCTTCTATTCTAACTTCTCCTGTTTCTTTATCTTTAATTTCTTCTGTAAGAAATTCTCTTTCATCTATTTCAAATGATTCCACAACTTCACCTATTTTATCAAATCTAAATTCAACTGTTAGGTGTAAATCATATAAATTATATGGGTCACTAAGTTGTTCGGGTAATATTTGAAATAATGGGCTATTTTCACTCAAAAAATAGTCTTCTATAATTTTTTTAGGGGTTTTTCCTTCTTGTTTAGATATTTTTTTATCTTTCATTTCACGTTTTTTGTCTTCAAAATCTTTCAGTTGTTGTTCTTTAGTTTCTTCTCTTGTTAATTCTTTTACTTCTTCTAGAAAATCCTTTTTTTTCTGATGTTCTTTATTCCATTCTTCAATAAATTTTTTATCTAATTTAACATCATTAACTTTACTTGTATTTACTATTGTTTTTGGTCTAGAATATTTCTTAAAAGAAAAATTTTCCGTTCCTAATACTTCTAAATTGGGTTCTGGTTGATTATATTTTAACTCTATTATAAGTTTATTTTTCTCTTCATCAAAATCTAATTTAACATATTCATTACCTAATTTACTTCCATAAAGACTTTTAATTTTTTCTAATATTTGAGAATTGGTTATTTCCTTAACGCCCCTCATTATATCTATATCTTCATCTGCTTTTCCAACAAATTCTTGAGATAAATCTCTATTAGTAATATGTTCTAATAAAAAACTTTCAGGTATTTCTCCTAATTTAGAATAAAAATTTCTATCTTTCTTAGTAACATATAATTCAAATAATTCATTTAAAGAAGTGGTTTTTAATTCTGCTAAAACTTCTTTAGAAGTATCTCTTATCCAATTTTCATGATTACTAGTATAATCAATTCCCTCATTAATATCTTGAAGTTTTTCATCAATCTCATCAATATTGCCTTTCATATCTTCTTCATAGCGATTTAAAATAAATATTCCAAAGACTTTTTTTAAATTAAAAGATGTAATAGTTTCAATATCATCTTCAAGCCAAAGGAATTTCATTTGAAATCACCTCAAGCCAGCCATTTAGCCCATGCCGCACCCTTGGTAATCATTTTTCCTAATCCTAATCCGCTTGATGGGGGGGTATAACTCGCTTGACCCGTAGCAGGGTCCATCCAATAAGGATTATTATATTGGTCATAGCCATTAGGAGCAATAGGATAACCGCTTGTATTACCCATCGCTCCTTGTTGCATATTCATCTGTTGATTCATTCCCCCCATTTGTGGGTTTCCTTGTATATTCATTGGGGGTTGTGTCTGCATTTGTGAAGTTGCTCCTACACTATCAACCCCAAATCCTTGTGATTCTAAATATTGACTTTTAGCCATTTGTCTTTGATGAATTACTTCTTGATTAATACATGCATCTAAAATCTTTTGAATATCCAAATCAATATTTTCTTGAGTAATTTTTTGATATTCAACAAGGCATTGTTTTTCTAAAATTATATCCCCTTGTGCGGCATCTAATTTAAATTGCAAACCAGCCAACATTTGACTCATTACCCTTTGAACTACATCTTCCATCATATGTTCTACTTCTCTTAAAAATGCCTCACCATGATATTGAAAAAATTCCTCAACATGATTATCTTGTAAAGTCAAAAGATTGTTTATGGCTTTAAAATTATTATCTGTATTTTGAGTCATTTGACTGGCTAATGCACTATTACTTGTTCCCATTATTCCCATATTATTCACCTATTAATTCTTCTATTTGATTTATTCTTCCCTTTAAGTTTATTAACAATAACACTAATTTTTCTTCTGCATTTATAGTATCGGCCTTCGGGGGTGTTATTTCCCAACCCTTAGCAGTTAATGAAACTATATCCTCTTTAGATAAAGCAACCAATGGACCCTTATTTATAATTTGGGGGATTCTTGGTTTGGGAATATATCTTTTAAATTCTAATCCATGCTTTTCAGCAATAATTTGTTGCTCTAACATCTCTAATTGTTTAAATATAGAAGAGTGTTTAGGACAATAAGTTCCTTGAAGTGGCCTTCCTTTAGTAACATGACTTAATGGAATTGGTGGACGTAAAACATCTCCCGATTCCCAAATATGATGTGCGCCACAAACAATACATCTATCTCTAATATTGAACTTATAACCAAATTTAAAAATAAATTTTTTCTTTTCCGGTGTTAATATTTTCTTTAATTCTTTTAGTTGCTTTTTAACACGCAAAGATTTAAACTCATAATTAATTATTGGACCAGCAATTCTAGCATTTCCACTAATTTTAAATGGATTAACCATAGAATTATTTTGCCCAATAATATTCGGTGCATAGACTTGTTGATTCATATTATTCCCTCAATATTCCTTAACCATAGTCATTATTCCTCGATAGACCATCTCAGGGTCCGATTTGGCTGATATAATATACTTGAAGCATGGTATTCCTCTATCCTGTAACCTTTGCATACCGAGCCTGAATGGTTCAAAAATTGGATGTTTCTCGATTGGTCCGTCGTGTTCATATTTATCCTTCCATAAATCATATTTATTAGCCCATATACCTACTGCCACTGGAAAGTCCTTATCCTTTTTCTTTTTAGATTTTCCCTTCGCTAATCTCCAATAATCATCACATATTATATTAACTAAATATTCCCAACTTAAATGATGTTCTAAATTATATGCCTCGGATAAATGTCTATCATCAATCATAAAAATAATATATTTTACTCTGCGCCTCATTAAATCCTGTTTCCATTCTTCCCAAAATTGACTTTGACCCCCTACATCTGCGGTTTTAATTGTTCTAGAATCCCTATCTATTTTAATGACCTTTCGCCCCGCCCTACTTAATTTTGTTGTTCTACCTTTAATTATTGGAACTTCACCCCTTGTTCTTAATTGGTGATGTAATGTTGTTTTTCCCACCTGCCCTGCTCCATATATTCCAAAATTAATAGCGTGTATTCTCCTATACATTCCCGCAACTACTTCTGCGGTTATGATAGCAAAGCCGGTTAATAGCGTTGCCATTCAATCCCATCCTATTACCCCTTTAAGAGAATCAATACCATAACCTATTACATCAACACCTAATGCACCCATAATATTACCAATTAAAAAGAAAGAAATAGTGAGGATTATTCCCCATGTGTATGCCCTAAGTTTTAAAAAAAATACATCGGCAGAATGCGCTCTCGATAAATCATAGGCTAAAGCCTGTTCATCAACCCCTAATAATCTATCCAACAAAGAATATCACCATCACGGCTCAAGTTGTAAAAATGTTTCGGGAACTTCATCATATACTTGAGTCTGTTGAAAATGTTGATTTCGACTATTTTTATGGTGTTCTCTAATCTTTTCTCTTTGCCTTTCATCTCGCTTTTTCTTTTCCCAATAAAAATCAATTTTACGATTAAGCAACCACATTTCCAATCTTTCATTAACTATCATATCAAATAATGCCTTTTGCATCATAATTACACCAACGGTAATTAATGCAAAAAGCATCGCATGGGTAAATGGGCTAAATGGTAAATCTCCACCATATATCGAATAAAAATAAACATTCATTCCTGCCATTGCGCCTACATACATTATAGTCATTATTAGTCTTGTATCTTTGTCTAGTGCCGCCATTTTATCTCCCTCAATTAAATTCCACAGTGAATTTAGTTCCCGTTCCTACAACATCAGTTACATCAGCATATAACCCAGTTTTGAATATAACCCCATGCATATCTGCTTCTTCAAATGCCGCCCCAGTTGAGGCTAAACCTACATACAATAATCCAATCATATTAGCATCAGTGCAAGCACCCTGCGTTAAAGCATCATGTAATGTAACATAACCAGTATCAGTGGTAAGTGAATATCCATGAATACTAATTAATTTACCTGAACCTGTATAAATTAAAGTATCTGCGCTAAACGCACCACTGCTTCTGCATCCACCAACGCCGGTCATAACAATTCCTTCTCCATGAAGAAGGCTAAACCGATAAAGCGTATAAAATTACTCATCGGAAGGGGCGTCTTCTTTTGGTTTTATAATAGTTTCTTTGACCTTTGCAGTGATTTTAGCGACGGTCGATTTCTTAGGCAATACCCTACCTTTAACTTCCGATACATTACAATTTAATTTTAAAGCCATATTAGTAAGAATCCCTTCATCTATATCTTTAAAATCTACTTCATTAAATTCAATTTTAATATTAGAAGCATCCATATATAACATTCCCAATTTAACAGAAATGTCTTGAGAAATATCTATTTCAAAAATCTGCCCATTAAGTGCAGTAAATAACCCTGCATTTTGATGGGTTGGTTCTAATAGCGTTAAAGTCGCCAAACAAATCGCCTCAAATTAAACCCCAAACTCTAACTCTAACGGTTCCGCCATTATCATCAGATGTAACTGTTGTTCCGCTTGCTACTGTGGTAAATTTAAATGCTACCGAAGTATTTGATTCATAAGCACCTGTTGCTGAACATTCTACTGTTGGTATAATATAATTAGTAGAATTATTGACGTTATCATCACCTGTAATGCAAACCGCAGTAATTGTTGATAGTCCAAAATCACTAGCAGGTATAACTGAACCTAGCGCAACTATTTGTGTAATGTCGCAATATGCATCAACAACATATTCATCACCTACAACTTTTGGATTAGTCATCCCTTTATGGTCTGCAATTATTGTTACTGCTTTTACTAATGCCATTTTTAATCACCTCAGTAAAGATTGGTAATCTTACCTTGACCCTTAAAGAAAGTGCATCCTGTTTCTCCCATTGTTCGGTAAAGTCCTCGATTTCCGAGAACACCGACACCAAATGGATTTCCATGTGAAATACCATCTTCAAAGTATTGGGTTGGTTTCATAGTTGCAAACCAAAGGTGGTCTGTATCTAATAGAAGCATATCGGATATTTTTGTTCCAGTGTAAGCACCAGTCTGTGCCATATCCTTACACGGAATCATAGGAATATCATAGTAGGTTGCTACTCGGAATCCAACTTCTGCACCCTTAACACCCTTTACCCCATTATGAGAAGGAATAATTTCTTTAGAATCCATAAATCTTTCTTGAGCCTGTAACAAATCAGAAATTGCCTGTATTGTATCATACCCTGTTAGAATAACCTTTGGTGTTCCACCATTTAATCGAAGGTTTTGAATTGTTGCATTTATTACACTTAGAGTCATTACCCGACCTGCTGTAGCATAACTACCACCAAAATTTACTTCGGAATCAAGATATGATGCAGTTCTTCGGTCTGCTCCATAGATAGTAGTTACATCATCATCAAGTGTTGCTAGATTAGTTGATGAAGTAAGATTGTGAATACCAGTAGTATCAGCCAATTCAGCATTGCTACTTACTATCTTATTCAATGATGTGTAATTCTGCCTAATCAATCCACCACTGGTATCTGCGCCGAGAGTATCATAATTTTCAAGAGGCATAACCAGCATTACTGATTGAGATTCTGCATGGAATTTACCCATATCTTCACGAATCAATTTTCGTATGTCTCCAACACCATCATCAATCTTTGCCATTTCTGCCGCCAATTCGCTGTAATCAAACATATGAGCGACAATCTTTGGATTCATGTAAAGAGTTGCATATTCTGGTGCTAGTGCTACAAGAGATGTTGATGCAAGTTCTTCGTTTTCACCAACGCCACCTAACAAATCACCATCAGGTTGGTCATCACCCATTGCATTTCCAGTTGTTGTATTAACGGAGAATGCCGCACCACTCCCACCTTGAGGGCGGGCGGTCATTACTCTCCAACCGCTTGAAGTGTATGGCCGCTTAGGTAGAATTGAAAGTGGGTTGATTTCTTGATTAAGCATCGACCATACTTTTTGACCGTAAACCATATTGTAAAGTGCAGTTAGATTACTGCCCGCAGTTCCATTTAAACTAAGAGCATCAGCACTAGAACCAGCAAAACCAGAACCAATTTGAAATACACCACCAGCACTCTTCAAAAGAGCATTTCCCCCAGTTACATTCAATCCATAGCCATAAGTAGCCGCCTCTAAGTCTTTAATTGTATTAATATATGTAGTCATTTTTATGCCCCCTCAAACCTTTCAATTAGAGCATTAATATCATTCCAATCCATATTACCAATTTCTTCTCCACTAGGGATATTTAATTCAGCAATTACCTCTTCTTGTTTTTGGATGATGGTATTCTCTTCTTCTTTAAGTGAATCTAATAGGTCAGTAAATTGCTTCTTAAGTGAATCCACTTCTAACTTAGCATCATAATTACTTCTTTCAATTTCATCAGTCTTTGATACCATTTCCGTATCAAAACGTGATTGAAAGCCATCCTTAATTTTATCATAGGCCAACTTTTCTAATTGTTCTGCCTTAAATTGGGTATAAGCCTTCTCTAGATTTTCAACTGATAAATCTAAAGTCGATTGGTCTTCATATTTAGCCATGTATTTACTATCTAATTGTGGGTGCGCATCGGACACCATTTCTCCAGCATTTCCGGCTTCTATTTGACCCGTAGGCAAATCTGGTTTCGATTTATAAGTTTCTTCTTCGGGTATATTAGGATTATCTCCTTCTATGGATTCTATATCATCACCAACATCTGTATCTAATGCATCTATGGTATCATCTACAATTTCTTCTTCTTCTTCATCTTTCTCTAAGTCCGACATTTCAATTGCCCCCTCTACTGTTTCTGTATTTTCTCTAAGGTTCTTTATATTGTTTTCTGTTAATTCTTCTATTTTTGCCAAATTATCGCTATTATTAATCTTATCCAAAGTCTTATTTAACTCGTTTAATGCATTTTCAATTTCATTCATACCATTACCTCTATCTTGTTTTAGAATATCAAATCTTGCTTCGGGGTTAATTCCCTTTTCACATACAGTTACTTCATGTAATTCTAATTTAGAGATTTCATTATAATCTCCATATTCTTTATGAGTTTTCTTTTTCTTTTCCAAGGCTTGACCCCCAATAGAAAATGAGCGCAAAGACCCATCTCTAATTTCTCGACTAACTTCTTTGGCCTTTTCAATATCTTCTCTTATTTTTATTACTACGAAAAACCCAACATCATCAACCTCAGTTTTCCATAATCTACCTTCTTTATCTCTATATTGGGGAACAACTTCTCCTACTTGAACATTAGAATGATTAGTCATTACATTTCTAAATTTAGGCGTTACCATATATTTCTTAACTGCTTCGTGTAATGCTTCTAAAGTGATTAAATCATTTTGTTTATCCACCATTTCAATAGAAGCATAACCACCAATAACCAAATCATCTGCTTTAAGAATATCAAAAGAATCTCGCCGCAAGGGATTAATAGTTTTGAGCATAACAGCAGAACTCATATTTAACTTTAAATTAAAACAACTATTTTAATTCTTCCGGCATTAAATCCGAATATTTATCATTTGTAATATCCCATATACCATCATCACTACTAGAATCAACAGGTTTAGTTTCTAATCCAGTCCACGCCAACCATATTTTTTTATCCTTTACAGGTATGACTCTAACATGAAATTTTGTATCGAATTTATTACCTTGTAAAATATATTCATGATAACCATTTCTTTGAACCCCTAATTCAACATCTCCAGAATCTATTAATTTCCCTTTTCGGAAATTAGTTTGAATTTGGGCAGGGAATTTACCAGATTTGCCAAATAAAGAAAATATATCATCTTCGGATTCTATTTTTATTTCCCATCCTATTGTAGTATCGTGTAATTTAAAAAGAATTGAAAGAGTATCATTATTATGATAAATTTTAAAATCCCCTTTTCTATATTTATCAGGGGTTTTATATGCTTTTTCTAATGTTCCTTCATTAGCAATAAATTTCCCATTACCTAAATAATCAATATCTTCTTGATGCCTAAGCCAATTCATCATTTTCTTTGAATCACTACCAAATACATTATTAAATTCCTTTGGATTATTCTTTTTAACATATTCTTCTATTTCAGAAAACAGAGTTTCCCCATCTTTTTCAAGTAAAAAATTTCTAATTGAGACTCTTAAATAGGCTTTTTCTTCTTTGAGCATATCTTCTATTTGGATTTTCCATACATCTAAATCTATTAATGCATTTTTAGCCATTAAATTATTTTCTTCAAAACCATAAAATGTAAACCCATCCATCTCTCCTTTTATTATCACGGTCGCCTCTCCATGAATAGAATCAGTAATAGAATATCCTTTCTCTAAAGCCTTAACATCATAATTTAATGATTTTTTAGTATCTTTAGATAACATTTCCAAAGTAATTAATTTATCTGGTGTTTCTACTTCAGGAATTTCAATTACCTTAGCAGAAAACAAAGTATAACTCCCATCTTTATTTTTCTTAACTTCATCTACCTTTACCCGAATTATATCACCAATATCCACTTCTGTTTTAGTATTAAGGGCTTTACCAACATTAAGATATATCTTTTCATTAATGGTTTTAGTATTCTTATATTCTTCATCAACAGGACCAGCACCTAAAGTATAGGTGAACATATTAGATTTGGTTGTCTTCTTTTCTAATACTATTAAATCTAAATCTACAAATTTTTTCCATTTAATCCATTTGGGGTTTTTCTTTGTTCCTATAAAATAAGTAGAAGTAAGGTCTTTAATAACCACACCTTCTGCCGTGGGAATTTCCATTATTTCTTTTGCATAATCTTCAACTTGTTTTATTGAATCCGCAAAACGGGTATCTTTTTTAGATGGAAAGGCCAAAAATTCATCCGAATGGATGGAATAATTATTGAAGAGAATTTGCAATCTTTCGGATAATGGGGCATCATGTACTTCGGTATTCTCATTTCTCATAATAT